TGTTTAATTAGAGTTTACCTTTCGTCTGGGGTTTTGCCATCACCCCAGATGATTTTTTTCATTTGATGGCTGTTAATTATGGAGTTATTATGTCTAAACAAGAAATGCTTTTGACGCATCTACAAAAGGGTAAGTCTTTCACTGCTAAGCAGATTAAGTCTTCTTTCGGTATTGCTCATCCAGCTTCTACTATCCGTGACTTGCGTGAACAGGGTTATTGTGTTTACTCAAACCCAGCAGTTGTGAATGGTGTTGAAGTTGTTAAGTACCGTATCGGTCGCCCAACACGTGCTATGGTTGCACTTGCAGCTGCAGTTCGTGGCTCTTCAGTGTTTACTCGCACTGCTTAAGTGAGTTATAAATGGACATTCTTTGAGTGTCCATTTGTCGTTTCATTTGGAGAATAATATGAGCACATTAGAGGAAGTTAAAGCATCCCAAATTGCCACAACTGGTGGGCGTAAATTTGATGGTGGTAAATTACAATATGGTCTACTACCACCATTGGCATTAAAAGCCACTGTGGAGATTCTAACATTTGGTGCAGAGAAATATGAACCAGATAATTGGAAACAAGTTCCAGATTCTAAACGTAGATACTTTGACGCAATGCAGAGACATCTGTGGGCATGGAAAGAGGGAGAGCAAAACGATCCCGAGACTGGTAAGAATCACTTGGCACACGCAATGTGTTGCTTGATGTTCTTATACGAACACGATGTGAAATACTCTTTGGAGAATAAATGATTAAAATGATTTTGGCTTTTATTTCCCTCTTTGTTATTTTCTTTGTCAGTATAGATCTGTTTAGAAAGTTTACGAAGAAGGAACAATGGAAAGTGGTTAAGATGGCATCATATAGTCTTATCATTTCCATTCTTGTTATTATTGTTCTTACTACCCTTGTTATTTTGTTTTAAAGGAAAAATATGAAAAGCGTTTTGAAAATCTCTGCTCTGGTTGCTGCTGCAGTTTTGGCTACTGGTTGTACTCGTATTGAGACTGGTGAAGTAGGTGTGCGTGTTGGTTTCGATAAACAGGTTAAACCTGGAGAATTGCTTCCTGGATCTTTCAATCAAATTTTGATTGGTGATGTTCTCACATTCCCTGTTAAAGATGTGAACGTAGTTCTAAATGACATGACTCCTGTCGCTAAAGACAACAGCACTATGAAAGATCTAGATGCTGTAGTTGTGTATAACATCAACCCTGACCAAGTCGCTGAATTGTATTCTACAAAGAATCGTTCTTTCCACGCTGAGTTTAAGGGTGATACATATGTGATGTATAACTACATTGTTCAAAATGCTCGTAACGCAATTTACAAAGCTGCACGTCGTTATGAAGCACTCGATATGGCAGACAATCGTGAAAACATGGAGCGAATCATCCAAGAAGAAATCAATAAGAATCTTGCTGAAGAAAAGTTGGATGGCACTATTACCATCTCTCAAGTTCTGATTCGTAATGTTGTTCCTGCTGACTCTGTTGTAGAATCTGCTAATGCTTTGGTTCGTGCTAAGAATGAATACAAGCAGAAAGAAGTAGAAGTGCAGACTGCTAAGAAAGAAGCTGAACGTATGGCTGCATTGGCAAACAACTCTGCTAGTTCTATCGCCTTTATGAATGCTCAAGCTGCATTGAATATCTCTGAAGGTATTAAGAATGGTAAGGTTCAGACAATCGTTGTGCCTAGCAATATGACTGGCTTGATGATTAATAACAAATAAATTTGTCATATACCCCATTTTGGGGTATAATGTTTTATACATAGTAATGTAATCATTTGAATGGAGAAAGTAATGAAACTTAGTAAAGAAACCACTGCCCTAATTAAAAACTTTGCTGGTATTAACAGCAATCTGCTTTTAAAGAGTGGCAATAAACTCGCAACAATCTCGTCACAGAAGAACGTGATGGCTGATGCGACAGTAACAGAAACATTCCCTGACTTTGGAATCTATGACCTCAATGAGTTCTTGGGTGCTATGTCTTTGTTTGACGATCCTGAATTGGACTTCCAAGATAAGTATGTTTCAATCAGTCAAGGTAGTATGAAGATTAAGTTCTTTGCTGCAGACGCATCTGTTTTGGTCGCTCCGCAAAAAGCGATTACATTCCCTGAAGCAGAAATCAACTTCACGATGACTGCTGCAATGTTGAACATGATTAACAAGACTGCATCTGTTCTACGTGCATCTGACGTATCAATCGTTGGTGATGGCAGTAAGATTACTGCAGTTGTTGGTGATAAAAAGAATGCCACTGGTAACTCTTTCAGCGAGTCAGTTGGTGCCACTGACAAGACTTTCAAAGTGAACTTGAAAGTAGAAAACCTAAAGATGCTTCCAGGTGATTATGAAGTATCAATCTCAAGCAAGAAAATCTCTCGTTTTAAATCTCCAGCAAGCGACTTGGTATATTATGTTGCAGTAGAAGCTGATTCTACATTTGAATTCTAAATGACGAGAGGGTATAATCCCTCTCTATTCTTTGTTATGTTTGGAGATTTATATGATTGAAAGTCGTGATGAACAGTTTCTGTGGGTCGAGAAGTATCGCCCACAGAAGATTGATGATTGTATCCTTCCAGAGTCTTTGAAAAAGACTTTTAAGGATTATGTAGCACAAGGTGAATTACCACACTTCCTTCTTTGCGGAACTGCAGGTGTAGGTAAAACTACGATTGCCAAAGCACTGTGTAATGAGATCGGTGCAGAGTATGTGATTCTTAACGGATCTGATACTGGTGGTCACATTGACACACTCCGCACTACCATTAAGGGTTTTGCCACATCGGTATCTTTGACTGATGCTAAGAAAGTTATTATCTTAGACGAAGCAGATTATCTACAGGCTAACTCTACTCAGCCAGCACTCCGTAATTACATGGAGGAGTTTTCGGCTAACTGTCGCTTTATCTTCACTGCGAACTATAAAAATCGTATCATTGAACCCATCCACAGTCGTTGTGCTGTGATTGAATTCAAGATCGATAATAAAGAAAAGCAAGAGATCGCTGCAGCATTCTTCAAACGAGCAACCACTATTCTCAAGCAAGAGAATATTGAGTTCGATCCTAAAGTCGTAGCTGAACTTGTTACGAAACACTTCCCTGACTATCGTCGTATTCTAAACGAACTACAACGATATTCTGTTTCAGGTAAGATTGACTCAGGTATCCTAGTCAATATGTCACAAGAGTCTTTCAAAGGTTTGGTTAAGCTGATGAAAGATAAAGACTTCACTGAGGTTCGTAAGTGGGTTGCCAAGAACTCTGATGCAGATACAACTGCATTGTTCCGTGAGTTATATGATACTGCATCTGTCAATATGGATGCCAATAGTATACCACCGATGATTCTTATTCTGGCAGACTATCAATATAAAGCAGCATTTGTTGCTGACCATGAACTAAATATTATGGCAGCATTAACTGAGATTATGGCTCAGTGTAAATTCAAATGAGGCTAATATGGACATTCTTATTGTAGTTGGTGCAGTAATTATAGGTTTCTCTCTTGGTTGGAATCTGCGAGAAAGAGTTGCTGTTGTTAAAGCAAACAGAATGCTCGCTGAGATTGAACAAGAACTCGAGCAAGAAACACAACCAGAAGTTATAAAGATTACTATCGAAAAAGATAATGGTATGCTATTCGCATATCATAAAGATAGTAGTCAGTTTATAACTCAAGCCAGTGACAGGAAAGAACTCGAAAAGAAATTATCAGAGTTGTATCCTGGAAAAACATTTGGAGTTACACCAAAGAATTTAATTGAGATAGGATTTACATCATGATGCCAATTTTAAGTAATTACCAAGAAGGAACACGTAACGCAAAAGTTTATAAAGACGCAAGTGGTCAATACTCTGTTATTGTCTATGATGCAGATACTGACTTTAATGGATACGAATCTTTTCCATCTATCAATTTAGCAGAAGACTTTGCTGAAGACTGGGTATTGAGAGCAGGAAGATGACACCTTTTGACTTTATCAATGCGATCAATCTCACAAAGAAAAACCTATTCGAAGAACCACAGGCTGACAAAGACTATACACCATTTTTAGTCAATCGTGGTTTGTCGTATTTCCCCGATACAGTCTTATATGCAAACGAGATGAATCGTAACTCGAGCATACCTAAAGACTGGCAGTTTTCCTTTTTCCTAAATACTATACCAAAGAAGAAGAGATTCTCGAAGTGGCATAAGAAAGAAGCCGATACGATGGATCTTACTCTTGTGAAAGAGTACTTTGGATATTCTTCCGAGAAGGCTAATGAAGCACTAAGCATCTTATCTGAAGAACAGTTGAATATGATAAAAGAAAAATTATACAAAGGTGGAAAATAATGACTGTAGAGATGATTTACTACGACTGGACACCAGAGTCGATGCTTGAAGTGAGTCTGCCAGAACCAGACAACTTTCTAAAAGTCCGTGAGACCTTAACTCGCATCGGCATTGCTTCCAGAAAAGAAAACAAGTTGTATCAATCATGCCATATCTTGCATAAGCAGGGTAGGTATTTCATTGTGCACTTCAAAGAATTATTCGCTCTTGATGGTAAAGAATCCAACATCACTAGCGGAGATATCGAGAGACGAAATGCTATCGCTGGTCTGCTACAAGACTGGGATCTACTTAAGATTCTAGAAACTGCAAGAGCAGAACAGAAGGCATCACTCTCTCAAATTAAGGTGGTCTCTTATAAAGAAAAAGACCAGTGGGAACTTGTTCCAAAATATAACATAGGAAAAAAAGCAAAATGATTAAACTTGAATTGAGTGTTGATGAGTGCAATATGATTCTTCGTGTATTGGGTAAGCACCCATTTGAAGAGGTAGTCTCTGTTATTAATAAGATTAAGCAACAGGGTGAACCGCAAGTTGCAGCTATGGCAGAAGCAGAAAAGACTGCAGAAACCCCAGCAGCATAAATAATTAAAAGGATTAGTCCCAAGTAATGATTTAACTTAGACTCTTATTCGCCTTCTGGGAATAAGTATTAATGTCCGTCTTGGACATAACTAAGGAGAATTATCATGTGGACTAAACCTTCTGCTACAGAAATGCGTTTTGGCTTTGAAGTCACAATGTATGTAATGAATAAATAGTTCTATCCCTCGGGATGGGAACGTATAAAAGGCTTCACCTTAGGACCACTATGGTAACGAAGCGTTTTAAAGCGGACATGACGCACGATGTCGCTGGATCTCGTAACCAGCAAACCCTCTATGCCCATTTGGGGTAGAGTTTTTAAAATCAATCTCGCTTAATAGGAGAAACAAATGTTACAATCAGTAAACACATTCATTGACACTGTACAAGGTGCCAAATCTCAAATCGTCAAGACTTTCGTTAAAGACGAATCAATCGCTAAATCAATCCAAGCATTCGTAGATAGCCAAACTGCTTTCACTAAGCAAGTTGCTAAGACTACATTTGAAGTTGCAACTAAGACTGCAGAACAAGCAGTTAAGTTCGATGCTTCTAAAGTATTCGCTACCAAGTAAGGAGACGATTATGACTACAAACTTTATCCCTACATTCTGGGGAACTAAAGACCTAGACAAATTCTTTGTTGGCTTTGATGAGCAATTTAAGACTCTTCAAAAACTACATGATGACGTAACAAAGAATATCCCTAACTATCCTCCATACAATATCAAGAAGATCGATGACACTCACTACGTAGTTGAGATGGCAGTTGCTGGCTTTGGTCAGTCTGATATCGAGATTGAAATTGATGGTGGTAAGTTGACTGTTCGTGGAAACATTACTGCTGACGACACAGAAGATTCTTTCATTCATCGTGGTATCGCAAATCGTGCGTTCACTCGTTCATTTGCTTTAAACGATGAAGTTGAAGTTAAAGACGCTGAGTTGTTCAATGGTATGTTGAAGATTGCTTTGGAGCGTTTGATTCCAGAAGCAAAGAAGCCAAAGAAGATTGCTGTTAAATCGAAAGATGAAAAGCAACTTCTGAATGAAGGAAAATAATGAAAACTATTTTCCGCAAACTCTACGTTATTATGAAGGGGTTTGGTTATGCACGTGCTGCAGCATTTTATGCTCGACAAGGTAATCGTGAGAGAGCCATCGAGATAATGCAGGAGTACGACAAATGCAAGTAAATAACTGGATTCCAATGACTGAAGATGATTGGGACTGGGTAAACGGTAAGACCCCACAACCAGTTAAATCGTAGAAACTTTAGGGAATCCGAAGAC